CTTGAAACGCAGTTGGCGTTGGGATGATGACATTGGTGCTGTGATTTGCCCACTTGAAGAAGCATCAATTCACAAGATGCTGACGGTTTGTACACCGTCGGGGACTGAATCCCCAGAAGTACATATGGCCTCAGTCATTAGTTCAGCATTGAACGAGTGGTTTTGGTATGGAAAGGAACGCTTTGAACGCGAACGTGCTTGGTTGTGGAATTTGGCTGTGAAAGCTGATATCCACCACGAAGTGAAGGCGAAATCTTTTCCCACATGGACAGAGTTGTGTCTGCGCTTTGAGAAGTCTTCTCTTGGCATGGAGACTAATCGAACAAAAGGGTGTGTCATTGTGCACCCGCGCACTATTGTGCCAAATTAGATGATGCTGAGAGAGAGATCTGTGTGATATATATTATGAGTTTCCTGTATTTTTCAAGTGTGCTTTCTTTTATGTAAACCTGTCCTTCACTAAGGACTCTCCTATTTAGGAGTTGATTTCAGGGTGATCAAGAAAACTCGAGCTCGCTTGTGGACTGAGATATCCCTTGCGTTCTATACCATCTTACTAAAAACAACAAACAACAACAACCCCCCCCCAAACAACCAATTGAGGAGTACTTTTTGGAGTGCCCAGCATGTGATCGGACCATGCAATTCTCTATTGGACATGTGCAGTCGGTGCGCTGCGACTCGTGTTTAGAGCGAGCAAAATGCACCTTACAAGCGGAAGAATATTCCCTTGTACCCGAAGTGACTGCTATGCAACAGACGGAAACTCAGACCACAGGATTTATGGATACCAACTCTGGTATCAACGTAGGTTCTGTGGCGGCTGAGACTGATCTGGACACAGCAGATGCTGTTACTTCAGCTGGCCTCAAGGACTTTTTGTCCCGACCAGTACGTATTGCGAATTTCACATGGAATGAGTCTGATACAGTTGGGATTTCCCAAACGTTGTCACCATGGCATTTGTTTTTCAACAACACCAACATCAAGTACAAACTGAACAATTTTGCATTTTTGCGAGCTGATTTGAAGTTGAAATTTGTGCTGAATGCTTCCCCATTTTACTATGGTTCAATGCGGGCTAGTTATCAGCCTTTGCCCAATTTCAAGGCCTCGACAATTGTTGCTGGTACTGTTGGAGGATTTACAAATACGGAATTTATTCCATATTCGCAACAACCAGGGGTTTGGTTAAAACCCCAACACTCTGAAGGAGCGGAATTGACATTACCGTTCTTTTATCCTCGATCTTTCCTAAAGGCGCAATTGGCGCAAGATTTCACAGACATGGGAACATTGAGAATGATCATTTACAACGTGTTGCAGAGTGCGAACGGTGTAACTGGTCAAGGAGTGACAGTTCAGGTTTACGCCTGGGCTGAGAATGTCACTTTGGCAGGTCCTAGTGTGGGACTGTCGATGCAGGCAGATGAGTATGGTACTGGTGTTGTGTCAGGACCAGCTAGCACAGTTGCATCAATTGCAGGGCGGTTGCGTAGCGTACCAATTTTGGGTAAATTCGCTACAGCAACAGAGATAGGGGCGCGAGCCATCTCTGGTATAGCTAAATTGTTTGGCTTTACCAACGTTCCTGTTATTGAGGATACCAAGCCTTTGCGGCCGTCTCCCTTTCCC